TGGACTGCCACACGACCACGCATGCGGTTGCGATCGCGATGCGGGCAGGGAAGTTGACATGACCGAGCCGTGGACGCTGGAGCTCCAAGCCGAGGTTGAGCGGTTCATCTCGGAGATGGTCGTCCACGTCAAGCACGCTCCCAACGTGGTCGCAGAAGCGGAGCGGCTCCTCGCTCTGATCCGGGGTGCGCCGTGAGCGATTCCGCGATCGAGCTGAGTTATGAGGAAGCACTGCGCTTGTGCCGCAAGCAAGGACACGACTTCACCGTTGGCTTCGACGGCGTTTCTGGTCGTGAGGTTCTCATCTGCATCCGCTGCAACGCCGTCTTCCGCGAGGTGGACGAATGACCGACGACAAACCGATCTGCGAGTACGGCCATCGTCTCTGCGAGGTCCGCATCGCGCCGGGTCCATCGGGCCGGCGGCTACGCCACTCGCACGATTGCCCTGATCGACCGGGCGAGCCGATCAGCATGCAGGAATACGCGCAGGGCCGCACGTGGCCCCCACGGGGAAGGGCGCCGCGGTGAGCCTCGCTCGTGACTACGCGGTTTGCCCCTCGTGCGGTGAGATGTGCGGCCCCACGATCGACCAGCGCACCGAGGTCGTTATCTGCGCTGACCCCTGGCATTGGCGTGAAGCTCAACGCCGCGGAATCGCCGAGGTACTCGGGGGGTGGGAGTGATGCGGACTTCTGAGAAGTCGTCCACGATTGCCGCGGCCCTCTACGCCGTGCATCGCGACCTCGAGAACCCGCGCAAGGACGCGAAGGGCCAGGTTCGGGGGAACCCGAACTACCGCTACCTGTCGCTCCCGGCGCTGATCGACCACGCCAGGAAAGCGCTTCGTGATGCCAGCCTCGCCGTCGTCCAAGAAGTGACGTTCCAGGAATACGGCGTAGGCGTGACTACCCGCTTCGTCCACGTCTCGGGTGAGTGGCTCGAGCTCGGTCCCACCGTGGTGCCGGTGGAAGGGGCGAACAACCCGCAAGCGGTCGGCTCGGCGATCACCTATGCACGCCGCTATGCACTCGCCGCGGCTTTGAATCTCGCGGCCGACGAAGACGACGACGCAGTTTCGGCAACCTCGAGCCCCGCGGCACGGTCACAGGTTCCGCGTGGGGATGGGGACGCCGAACGTGGAGCGGGGGGTGAAGCTGACGCGTATGGGGAAGGCGCGACGGCCGAGCCTCCCGCTTCACAACCCGTAGCGGGTCCTTACGATCCTCATCCGAACAAGCCGCACGTCCTCAAGGATTCCAAGACGCTCGCGGGTGCCCGCTACTGCATCGTCAAGGGATGCGACTACGTGCTCGCGCCTGAGAACGCGAAGCCGACCCGACAGGAGGCCCACAGTGCATGAGCTCGCGTTCCTTTCGCTCGGCATCGCGATCGGCAGCTTCGTCACCGCCGCGTTGATCTCGCTCATGCGGCAGGCTCACGCCGCGGACGAATGGGGCGAGTCGCTCAGGGACAACATGGGGGAGACGAAGCGAGTCGTTCGCGTCTGGGACGAGAACTATGACCCGAACCCCACGCCGTACGACTACCAGCAGGACACGGGCCATCCGTTCGCCGACCCCGGCTACCGGATACGGCGAGCGCCGTGACCACCTGGCGCGACTACGCGAGTCACCCCACGCGGCCCCGGCCCAACCACAAAGCGCCGCCGTTCACCACGGCGCGGGATAAGGCAGTCCACGACTCGCTGAGCCTTGAGGTTCTGGAGGAGATTCACGATGCGGCGCAGGCTTACGCGGTCGCCGTGATGGAGCGGTTCGAGCGGGATCGCGGCCGATCGTGATCTCGAGGCTGGTAGCGGCGGTGCTGGTTGCGTTCCTTCTCCTCGCTTCATGTGGAGAGGAGGGGCCATCCGACACGCAGGTCCTATGCAGTCGCTTCCAGACCGCCAAGGAGGATGGTCAAACCGGCGCCATGCTTCGGGCGCTGACGATGATGCAGGACCCCGCTGAGGCTATCGACCCGGGTGTGCGGCTTTCAGCCTGGGTCTTGCAGGACGACATCGACACGAGAAACCCTGACTTCCGGGAAACCACATTCCACATCCGCTTCCTGCTCGAAGCCTGCATGAAGGCGGAGTCGTGAACGCCGCCCTGAATCGCGAAGGCCGGCCCCGAGGGACCGGCCCCGCTTTCCCCACTTCGCTAGGTGACTTCCCTAGCACGCTGGGGTACGCTTGTCGCCGTGCGGACGACAAGGTCATCTTACCCGCTTCGGGAGACATCCTTGCCCAAGCACGGCCCGGATCGCTTCCGGGGTCGACGAGCCGGCCAGGTGGCCCCTTTCAGCCAGTAGCCCGACGCGGTTTCGACATGCCCAAGATCGGGGCATCGGCGCTTCGGCGCCGTCGGTTTGCTTTGGGGGTTAGAGCATGAGGATCACAGACGAGCACCTTGAGCACGTCGCGGAGGTTTACACCCGAGCTGCCCGCGCAGGTCGGCCACCAACCGAGGCCGTCTGGAAGATCCTGGGCGGCGGGCGTTCGACGGCTGAGCGTTGGGTGATGAGCGCACGAGCCAAGGGGTTCCTACCTGTCACGAGCCAAGGCAAGGCGACGGGGCTGCCGCTCCGCCCTCACTGCGAAACCTGTACGTGCAAGGGACGCACCGGAAAACCGCGGTCATGGACAGGGCGATGAGGCAAGGTCAGGAGCCTTTCGCGTCATTGGCCGAGCAAGAACCGCTCGGCAGCAATGCCGCGGCCCCAGATTCGAAAGAGGGAAGGACGAAGTACCAACCCTGGGTGGCCGGCGTCTTCCGCATCTTCGCCAAGGTGTTCAACGCGGCGCCGATCAGCATCGAACAGGAGAAGCGGTTCAAGGACCTGTTCAACCGGGCTAGCACCGAAGCGGTCGCCCTCGACGCGGTCGATCTGATGTTCCAAGAGGGCGTGCGCTACCCAACTGGCAAGGACTTACGGGAGGCCATCGACCGCATCCATTTGCGCCTTGCTAGCCAGCGGCCTTTGAGCCAGGACACCGACGACTGGACCGATCCCGAGTGGCGCGGCGTACCGAAGTGCTGCCCCGGATCCTTCGATACCGCCGGCTTCGTCCACTGGTGGAAAGTCCACGCCAACGAGCAATCCAAAGCCGAAGCCCGCCGAGCGGCGAAGGGGCTGGCCGTCATGGCTCGCTGGGTGAAGGCGGCTGAGGCGCTGTGAAGTACCGGACCATCGTCGCCGACCCGCCGTGGCATGTGAAGGCGGGTCCTCGCAGCTTCCATGACCAAGGAGAGCGCTCGCGCCTACTTGCCTATCCCACGCTTTCGGTGGCCGAGATTGCCACCTTGCCGGTCGGTGGCTTCGCAGCGGTTGACGCTCACCTCTACCTCTGGACGATTAATGCCTACGTAGAGGACGCCTTCATGGTCGCGCGAGCATGGGGGTTCAAGCCCTCCACCCTCCTCGTGTGGTGCAAGGCTCCCAAGGGTCGGGGGATGGGCGGGACGTTTGGGTTGTCCACGGAGTTCGTGTTGTTCGCCCGGCGCGGCACGCTCGCCGCGAAGGAGCGGTGCTCCCGGTCCTGGTTCCAGTGGACGCGGGGCGGCCATTCGCAGAAGCCCGAGGCATTCCTGGATCTCGTTGAGTCCGTTAGCCCTGGCCCGTACCTCGAACTGTTCGCACGCCGCAACCGACTCGGCTGGGACACCTGGGGCAACGAAGCGCTCGAGCATGTGGCGGTGGTTCCGTGAGGTCCTACCTGAAACCCGAGGTCCGACTCGCCGACCATCTAGCCCGTGAGTTCGTTCTCAAGCGGGACCACTACCACTGCCGCTGCTGCGGCAAGGACGGCGCACTTGAGTGGTGCCACATCCTGACAAGAGCGGCGCGACATCTCCGCTGGGAGCCGGACAACGCCGTGACCCTGTGCCACGGCGATCACGCCTACTTCACCGACCACCCGGAACAATTCCGGCGCTTCATCGCTGAGATCCTCGGACCTGACCACTGGGACGGCTTGAAACTCCGCCAAGCCCAAGCCGAACGCAGGGGAGATCGGGTTGACGTGGAAGCGGTGATCCGCGGCTTCCGTGAGCTCACCCTGACCCCGGCTGAGTTGGAGACGTTCCGCTCGGGGGCGTGGCTTGGATGAGCCGACCTACCTCTCCCTCTTCTCAGGGATCGGAGGGCTCGACCTCGCCGTCGAAGCCCACGGCTTCCGATGCGTCGGACAGGTCGAGTGGGACGCCCACTGCACCCGAGTCCTCGAACGATGGTGGCCGACTGTTCCCCGTTGGGGAGATGTCACCGAGTTCAACGCTACTGCCTACGCCGGCGGCTCGGGACAGCAAGGGGCGCGACCTCGAATCGCACGGAACGCCGAGCCTGCCCGAACGCATGCACCGGTTGACCTCATCATCGGAGGGTTCCCCTGCCAGCCCGCTTCCACCGCCGGCAGACGGAAAGGAACCGCCGACGATCGCTGGCTCTGGCCGGAAGTCGCCCGTGTCGTTGGCGAGCTACGACCCCGCGCTCTCCTCGTGGAGAACGTCCCAGGTCTCCTTACTGTCAACGGAGGACGAGCGTTTTCCGAGATCATCGGAACGCTGGCCGACCTCGGGTATGACGCGACGTGGACGAGCCTTCGCGCTTCCGATGTCGGAGCCTGCCATAAGCGCCAGCGGATCTTCCTCCTTGCCCACGCCCCGGGCTTCGGACGGGGGGCACTCGGGGCCAAACCAACGGGATTCATCCGGGCGTCGATCGGCGGTAGCGGGAGTGGTGGGGTTGCTCCACACGCCGACCACGGGGGACACGGTTCCCAACTACGACCACCGGGCCTCACCGGGGTACATGCGGGCGATTCCGGTGCCGAACCTCGCGGCGCAGATCGAGGACGGTTTGCGTGGGGAGCCTACGAACCCGCCGTCCGAAGATGGGAACGAGTGATGGGACCGGCGCCGATGCCCGTCGATGACAAAGGCCGGCTCGCTCCGTCGTTCGTTGAGTGGATGCAAGGGTTCGAGCCCGGCTGGATCGAGGGCATGACACGGACTCAAGCTCTCAAGGCGCTCGGGAATGCCGTGGTGCCGCAGCAGGGTGCAGCCGCATTCTCGATCCTGACCAAGCTCGCGGAGGTTGCAGCATGATTAAGAGGAAGCCCAGCTAGATACGTAGAATCCCTAGCTCGCTAGGGTAATATCCAAGCATGGCACGGGCATGCCTCTGTGGAGTGGTGGGCTGCAACCGCCACGGGCGCCGTGTCTCACGCTCCACCGGAGCATATGGAGCCGATCACCAAGAGGCTCGGCGCCGGCTCCTGGCCCAGACCCCACCCGTCTGTTGGCGCTGCGGTAAGGGGACCATCCCCGGTGATCCTTGGGAAGCAGGCCACGTCTCCGATGTAGCCCTTCATGGTCCGAACCTCGAGCTCCGTAGGGAGCACCGCTCTTGCAACCGCAGGGCCGGCGCCCAGTTAGGGGCGGCGTTGAGGAAGCAAGCGGCAGATAGGGCAGCAGCACGGCGTATCGCTGAGACGTACCGCTACCTCGAGGCTGCACGGTGAGTGAAGCCAAGCCTGAGCCCATCACTATCCTGTGCCCTGAATGTGGCGAACTACGTGAGGTACACGACGTACAGGCCGTGCTCCTCGCCCTGCATATGACCAACGAATGCGATGTCTCCACCCTGATCACCCACGGAGGGACGGCGTGAGCTGGGAGAACGAGGCTGACGCCCATCGCAACATCCCCATCCTGACCGAGGACGAAGAGCTGATCTGGCGTGGCATGGGGTCGATGACGGTGTATCTCGAGGAAGAACGGCGCGGCGAACACGACGAATCCCGTTTTTCCCCAACGCGCCGCGCGAGACCTCTCAGCAGAAATCGGGAGAAATAGCGCGGATGAGCGCTGTAGCCACCGAACTCGCCGACCTGAGCCAGGATGAGCCGTATCCGTCCCAGGTCCGCCGGATCCAGACGATGTCATATGGGCTCCGCGGGTTCCGGGCGTTCGCCAAGGTGCTGGACCTGAAGATCCATCCCTTCCAGGCGTTCATGCTCGGCTTCTACTTCGCTGGCGTCCGCGAGCTCGTGATCCTCATCAGCAAGAAGAACGGTAAGACGACGCTGCTCGCGGCGCTCGCCCTCTATCACTTGCTCATGGTCAGAGAGGCCGAGTGTGTCATCGGCGCCTCGAGCCGGGACCAGGCCACCATCCTGTTCAACCAGGCTGCGAAGCTCGTCTCTGCTGCCGACCTCGAACGCCGGCCGCTTCCGAGGGTGGGCCGTGACCCGGTCCGCTACGTCGGCGTCTTCGAGATCCGAACCGGCTACCGGGTGATCCGCTTCGAGCAGGGTCGGATCCGGGTTCTAGCAGCTGACGCCGACACGGCTGATGGGGTCATCCCCACGCTGGCGATCGTGGACGAGCTCCACCGTCACCCGTCCGGGGCTTTGTACGGCGTCTTCCGCGACGGGCTGCTCGGAGACGCCCAGATGGTCACGATCTCCACCGCCGGGGCGAAGATGGATTCCCCGCTTGGGCGGCTGCTCACCAAGGCGCGGGCCTACGACGTCGAACAGCTCAAGCGGCGTCGGACCTACACATCCCCCGATGGAGCCTTCGTCCTTGTCGAGTGGGCACTGAGCGATGAAGACGACCCACACCACATCCGGACGGTGAAGACAGTCAACCCGGCGCCGTGGCATACGACGACCTCTCTTCGCGAGCGACACGACTCGCCCTCGACCTCATCGGGTCAGTGGCTCCGCTTCGCCTGCGGGATTTGGACCGAGGGAGATGAGCCGGCCATCACCGGCACCGAATGGGACGCCCTCTACTCCGACTTCGGCCAAGTTAAGGAAGGCGATGAGGTTGCGCTCGCGTTCTCGGTGGGGCACAACGCTGCGATCGGGCTCGCGAAGTCACGGGAGGGCGGCGCTGTCTCGGTTCGGGCTGAGGTGCTCGAGGCCACGTCGGGACGGTCCATCTACGCCGTGACCGAAGACCGGATCGTGGAGCTCTGCAAGGACTACTACGTGACGGGCGTCTTCCATCCGCTCGGGAACTGGACCGGGCGCATCGACATCCTCGCGCCGCGCCTCACCGAGATCGGGGTTCCGATGCACGAGGCTCCGCATTCCCCCCCGAGGCTTGCCGTCGCGACAGGCATATTCGAGACGCTACGCCGGAACGCGGGGATGCTGCTACACGACGGGGACCCCGTCCTTCGCCAGCATGCGCTCGCCGCTCAGCTCAAGGTTTCCGAACAGGGTGAGCGCTACATGATCTCTGAACGCTCCAGGGCTTTGGTCGCGGTGATGATGGCGGTCCACGCTGCGGCGGCGCCGAACCCGGCGCCCTTTGTCGGCTCTCCATCGGTGGGGGTCGGATGAGCCTCCGAAGCCGGCTCGCGGCCCGTCGAGGCATGTCGTTCGACACCCGTCCTGATCTCGCGTTCTCCCCGTTCGGGATCGACAACCTGCCCCCGGAGATGCGCGAGGGACTGGGCGCCGGTGGGATCGCGCCGCGGATCTCCCGCGCCGAAGCCTTGCAGGTTCCCGCGGTCCTTCGCTCGAGGAACCTGATCTGCGGCACCCTCGCTGGACTTCCCGTCCATCTCCGCAACAAGAACCGGGAGGTCGTCACCGGCTCGGAGGCCCCGACGACGTTGTTCGACCAGATCAACCCGGACGTCGCCGACATCGTCACCTACGCCGCCACGTACGAGGACCTCTTCTTTGAGTCGATCAGCTGGTGGCGGGTGCTGGATAAGAACGTCGCCGGCTGGCCCACCTTCGCCGAGCATCTCGATTGGAGACGAGTTCACGTCACCGAGGGTCGCGTCTACAT